TGGTCTCTCTTCATCAATAAACTCTGAAATGTTTATCAAAGTCATCTTTGCTGAGTTTAAGTTTTCTTTAAATGAATCTTGCATAGTTGCCTCAAAGGCACCGCAAAACGAAGATGCTTGAATTGACTCAGGGATTACAAGACCCTTTTTTCTCAGGTGAGTGAAAAGTCTATTTTGAGCACCGTATACAAGATCACTCATGTTTTCTTTCGGAAAAACAACTACCTTGTTACTGCTTGGCGACAAGACGATATCTATGTCTCCATGATCGAAGATCATAAGATCGCCGTTCATACTCTTTCTCAAGTCCATCTCAAGTCGTACCGTGGCGCTTTGGTTGCCACGACCAATCTTAATCGTTAGAGCCATTATCGCTGATTTCCTTTACAAGTTCTTGAGTTTTCAAAATAGAAAACAATAAGTCATCACTAACATTTGAGCCAGAGTACGACTCCAATTTTTCAACAACACGAGTTGTCTTATCAGCCATATCTTTGTCTGATTTGATCTCATCTGTCATGATCCCACTATTGAGTGCTTCTTTGAGTCTTGAGATTTCATTATTTAGAAACATTTTCAAAGACACTGCGTTGTCTGAGAATGACAAGATGTAGTGTGTCAGAAGTTCTCGTTGTTCTTCTAGCAGATTGTTGGAATATTTCTTGTTAAATTTCTCCACAAAAGTTGTTATCACTAAATCATCAACTGTCTGGGTCTCAATCTCTTGAACTTCATCAGACATAAATGTAACAATCTCATTTTCTAAAAGAACCTTATCCTTTGGAGAAGTCTTCAAGGAAAACATCTGATCAATTGTAGCTAATGTTTTATAGTTGGGAACAAAGTTGTTAAAAATATCAGAATCAATCTCAATGTTTACATCTTTTATTGCTTCTGATTGAGCCTTGAACAATGCTGTCGGATCTATAAGTCTCTTTTGCATCTTAGTTTCATTTAAAATTCTTCTAGAATCCTCGGTGCTCAAGCTTTGATTCTCTGCAAGTGACTGATAGCATTGTAGATCCTTTCTGAGTACTGAGTTAAATCCGAAATGCTTCTTCACAATCGAAACTACCCTTTCCTTAGTCGAATGATCGCCTCTCAAAATTGCAGCTGTCGCCTCTTTGATAAGCGCTTCATACACAAGCGCGGTGTTTCTTTTCTTATTGTGTCTTCTCTTCATTTTTTTGCTCCATTAATAAACTATTATTCTCTAGACTCTCTAAAATATCTCTAACTGATTCCGGGACGCGAAATAATCTATCTTCTTCCGTCTGTTCCTTCAAATTATAAATAGATGCGTCTTCTTCATAAATACCTTTTGCAATACTTGGAATACTATTGATTTCAGATCCTGGGAACACATTACGTGTGGTATTGCTACTCTTTTCTGCACTTCGTTTGGCAGCATAGTTTCGCATTCTTGGTCCAGAATCCTTTCTTCTGTCATTTTTCACTGGGTTGTATGTGCTCTTTTCATAGGTTCTTGGCGCATCACGAGAACCTGGCGGTACTGCCAACAATGGAGAATCATCACCACCACCAGCATCGGCGTCGGGTGATGCATCAGGACCCGCATCTCCGGCTGGCATTTCTTCTGGTCCACCAAGATCAAGGTCTCCTTCTCCACCAAGATCGCCACCTAAGTCGCCACCTAAGTCGCCACCGAGTCCTCCACCTCCGCCTTCAGCGCCGGCGCCACCTTCGGCAACTGCCTGTAGCGAGGCGTCTTGTTTACGATCATAATACATTTCTCTTTGGTTCCGTACAAAGTCTTCATACGACATTCCAAATATATTTTCAGACACCCAGCGACGACTAAAGAACCCTTCGGTTGCCGAAGCAGCAATGTCAAACTTTGCCTTCCAGTGTTCAATTTCTTGAAGTTCAGATATCTTTGAAGGATTATTGAGAGAAAGACCGAAGCTTAAAAGATCATCGCCGCGGAAACCCAATGTATACAAGTGGATGATTCCAATCTTTTCAAGCTCGGCGATGATGACTCTTTGAAGTCTCTGGATCGTTCTTGCAAAGCGAATGTCTTTTTGTGCAAGCGTTGTCTTATCTTCTGCTGCACCTTCACCCATCGCAAGATATGCTTGGGGAATTTTTAGCGCGGAAAAAAGCTTGTCACGAAGGTATTTAATATCATCAATTTGTGTAATGTTTTGCCCACCCGCAAGGTTAGTAATCTCTGTAGCAGAGCCTTGTCTTACTGGGATGAAATAATCTTCTTCAATAGACATTGGGTTATAACGCAAATCAACTCTTCCAGTACTGGCATCAACGACTGAGTGTCTCTTAAGTTGAGTCACAATCTTTTCCATATACTGTTCGACATCTTGTGGTGGGATTGCTCCAACATCAATCTTGAAAACTCTGCGTTCTGATGAACGCACTACTCGATAAGCCATCATTGCATCTTCCATCAAGACTAACTGGCGCCATATGCGGCGTGCAGGCTCTAAAATAGAAGTACCGTAAGGGGCATACTTGTCGTTGCCCAGAACACGGAAATGTGCAATCTGCCAATTTTCGAAAGTCATGCCGGCTGAATTCCACTGATACTGAACGTAATTTGGGTTAGTTGAGTCTTGTCCTTCCATTCTCTCCAGTTCTTGCACCGGAAGAGCAATAGCAGACTTCACTCCGTGATTTTCATCAATGTCAAGATACAGAAAGAAGTCTCCATATTTGCACATTGTTCTTGACCACCCAAAAAGATTGTATTGTAAATTTAAAATATTGTCATACAACAATGCTAGCACTGCACGTATCTCTTCGTTGGGGCATTTTATATTAAGCATCGGCTTGAGATCAGAGTATGTTGTCATCTCATCGGCATAAATATCCATCGTGGATGCTATCTCTGGTGTGTACTCCATTTGATCAAAATCTACGTAGCGCTCAGAACGACGTTGATTGGCAATTGCGTTTGTCGCAAGATTGTCTAATGGATTATATAAAGTCTTCTTGAATTGCTGACCAGACGCTGATTTAAATCTAGATGAGTATTTATCAAGATGTTGGCGCCTAATTTTGCGTCCAGATTGGGACCGATAATTGATGATGGGTCCCGAAAACAATCTAGTTAATCTCTTGAATAACTCTGACTGCTGGTTCGCTGGGTTGTTGCCTTTTAATCTTCTTCTGTTGTCTGCCATTTTTATTTTCTCACTTTATAATCCACTTATATTGATCATACAAGTTTTTAGCTTCACTTATTTTATCAAATATATTGTCTTTTTTGTAGCCTTGTTGTCCTTTTATTTGTGTATTCATGGTAGTTTTGCTAGTAACTATGGCATTAACAAAAGCTTTTTGATAGTTTAAGTCTCTTGCGCTTGTATGCAATGCTGTGTCTCTAACCCAGCAGGCAATTGCCAGTGCCATGATCAAGTCATCATGGTATCCTTTCATTGCCTGTGGTCTGCCATTCCTCCAAATAAAAGTTTTCATCTCGTTAATTGTACGAGAAGAATATATGGTAATTAGTTTATTTCTGATAAACTCCTCTAATTTCGCTATTATGAGTGGGCGAGTTTTCATAGAAGTAGTAAAACCGGCAACTGCAGAATTCATTGCTTCTGCTTGGTATTGCTCTATGTACTCGTGTGTAGATTTAATAGAGTAGTACAAATTTGGGTAGGCGTGTTCGACCAATTTATCGAGGACTGTGTAACCGATGTTGTTATTCTCTACCACAAGCATGGCATTTCCAAATTCTCTCCCTACTTGATTCAAGAAGTTTGCATACATATCGGGCGTTGGCTTCCCTTGATATTCGCCCACGATTTCCAGGGTCTCTAATTTAATCATATGTAAAGTAGAAAAGTCGGCGCCGTCGCCGCGGGAAACATCTGCCACTGCAAGATAGTTGCAGCTAGGATCAAATTCTTCCCAAATCCAAAAGTTGCGATCAAACCCTGTTCGGTGCTTAGGTTCTTTAACGTTTTCAAGAAGCCACTTCATGCAGTCTGGATCAATGACAGTTTCACCGGAGGTGTTGAAATTACATTCAAGCTCTTGCGCAATCTGTCGCTTTGACATATTCTTGGTTTCTTTTTTATACCAAGCTTCATCGCGGTCGGGGTGTACATCCCAAGAAAGAGTTGTTAAATTAAAATTGTTTGTATTGGTCTCAGCGTCAGTGCAGGTTTTATGAAACCAATTACCAACTCCATTTGGGGTAGACAGTGCAATGCATCGACCACCAGTAGACAGTGTTGGATATAGACCGGTCCACAACTCGTCCAGTCCTTCAATATGAGCAGCCTCATCGAGTACCAACAAAGAAAGCGCTTCAGAACGACCAGCATCTCCAGAAGTAGAAGCAGCCTTAATGGATGAACCGTTCGACAATTCAAATGAAGTTCGGTTATCTACAGTGATTGTGGCTATACTCAACCAGTCAGGCACATTTCTCATGATACCTTTAACCTTCTTTACAAGGTTTCCTGCTGTCGCAAACTTAGTTGCCATTACGAGAATAGCTTTGTCGCGATGAAACAACATTAGCCAGACAATGTATCCGGCTGTAATAGTTGATATTCCAAGCTGTCTTGCTTTTAAAATGACATTGAAACGATGATCGTTAAAATCATGCAAGAGGTCGTCTTGGAAATCATATGTGTCGAAAAGAATAAGTCCGTGAAGTGGATGTGAGATTCTTGCATAAGTCTTAAGAAAATATGCGGGGTCTTTCCCGCATTTAAGTATTTCTTTAACTTGTTGTTTTTTATCTAGTTTGAAACTCATACATTTTTCAATGACACTGTGACAACTTTCACTTTACGATTCCTTTTTCTTGGTCTCGTTCTCTGGGCGCTTGCCACCTTTGCCGTTCCATCCACCTTGGGAAAGAAACTTCTTCCAGCCACTATCCAAACGATCATGTGATGGAGCCTCGTTTTGCATCTCTTCATCTAAACCACCAACACGGTAATGCATCTTGGCTGTAACCCATGAGCGTACGCGAGATGAGTTTTCAACTCGGACATCTATTTCACCTTCTTTAGTGAGAGTAACTGAGTCTCCTGTGATCTTCTTATATTCTTTCTTAAGCCAACCAGCGATATCAGCTATTCTTTGCTCTGTGTCGCTTTCAAATCCTGAAGCATAGACTTCTTTAAGTTGAATTTCTGAGTGGTATGACAGGCACATCATGTTCCCGTAAAACTTAACACCAAAGCCATCCATGACTCTTTGGTCGATCAGTGCGTCTCCTTCTTCTCGACGGAGGGCGCCGGTCTTCACCGGTTCGTAATCTTCACCTAACGCTCCATCGTAAGCATTAGCTGCGGCTTGTGAAAGCCCTTGTACTATTTCATAAACTGTTGCCATTATTTGGTCTCCATCCTTTTAGCCATCTTTCTTCTCTGTCTTCGACGTATTGAATGTAACATTTACTGCAACAATCAAATTTTATCAATGACACATCATCTCTGACGCTTTTTGGAAAAGCGCCACAAACGAGACAATTTTTCAGAGATTCTCTATTAAGTAGTTTTTTTGATATCTTTACGCCATTAACATCTATTTTTTCTTGCCATTCTCTTTTGTTGTTATTGCGGCGGTACAACTCTTTCATTTGTTCGAGATACTCTTTTTCTTTTTCTTCATCCCAATTTGATCTCGGATTAGTTACTGCTTCTTCGCCGTACTTTTCTTTAATAGCTTTTTCGGCGGCTGCTATTTTATCGTAGTCTTTACTACTCATCGAATACCTTGTATGCTCCATAAGATATAGCCATTCCGCTAGCTACTCCCAAGACAACCCAGAGTGCGGGGTTCTTTTTGCTTTGCTTTCTTAGCGCCTCGGAAAGAGAATTGTTCTCCCTCTTCAACGACTCAAGAGTTGTAGTATACTCTTGTGCTAGCGAATCATGCCTTATTGTTAAGTTTTCTAATTTTAACTCATATTCAGTAGATTGTATACCTAATTCATATTTCAAACGAATATCACATGCGCTTTTAGCAGATTGAGTTTTCATCAATATTGAAGCATTTGCTAATGGATCATACAGTACGCCTTCAAATGGTGCACACTGGTTTAAACCTAAGAATGTAAATGTACCGGTATCATTTGCTAATGCAGTGTTACTCCACATACTCAAAGTCAAAAGTGTTAATAATCTCATCTGCTAACGCCTCCTTGTCTTGCGAGAACTGTCTCTCGTATTCTTTAGTTTTTTTTTGCTTTTCATTCTCTAAGTCTTCTTGAGACTTTTCATATTCATCTCTCAACTCTTTCATGGCTTCTTTGTAAGTATCAATTGCTTGCTCACGGCGAGCGAGTTCTTCGCTGTGTATGTACTGTAAGGCTTCAATACGTTCTTCAGTTTCTTGTTTTGAGATCTCATACGCTTTGTTAAGTGCGTTATAATCCATGCGCATCTTAAGAGACACAAGTGACAAAGAAAAAATGACGAGAATTTCTCGCCAGTTCTTAAGTGCAAATTGTAGAATCTTAGCCCAACTCATGCAACACCTTTTAGTTTTGCAATGCCATCGATGACTGTCTGACCACCGATGTAAATAGCAGATATGATTACCCAATCTCCAGATGCAAGATCTGAAAATGCTAGCAATCCCGTAG